CTTTTACGATCTTCGAACGCTTCTGTAAGACCCACTTTGTTTTTTGTGCCTTTAGTACGCACACCTGGATACGCTGAGAAGACATTATCACTGGTATCACCACGCATACATTTTTCAAACAAGAGCCATTCTGGGTTGGGCGCCGCTTTTGGTTCTTTAGTTTTTTTGTCAATAATTGATTTGCCTTTGTCATCAAAGAATCCTTCGTGTGTAATAGTTGTTTCCATTACACCGTTATATTGTTTCACATTGGGCGCAATTAACTGTGCAAAATCACTGTCTGTTGAAATGATCACGTGTTGATCCTGCGGATGACTTTGGATCCAGCCTGCAATAAGATCATCTGCTTCTAGTTGCGGATGTTGCATAACTGTGCAGTTAGTCTTATCTTTGATAAACTCTTTAAAGGTATCAAATGCTTCCCAAAACAGTTTATCTTCTTCTTGCTCACGTTCGTTCAAGGCAGCACGGGTTTCTTGACGATTACGCTTATACGGAGCATAATAGTCTTTTCGCCAGCTGCGACCTTCTAAACAGAAGATAACGTGATGACCTTGGAATTGTTGCCACGCTTTACGGATTGAATTTAAAGTAATATGAAAAGCCATACCGAGTTTAATATCAGCATCGCCGTTGATTACGTGTCGTGCGCGAAAAAAAGTATTCGCAGTATCAACTAAAATATAAGCCATTAATTGTTCTTCTTTACGCTCTGTATGTCTATAACACCTGTATTAACAGGACCGCCGTAGTCGCCATCGACAACCACGTTTGCACAAAGTTCACGGAACCAACGATCTACGATTTCCTCGTCATTATCGCCATCGGCACCATATCCTTCTTGCTTTAATTTTAACACAAAATGCTCGTTCCAGTCAAGCTCAAAAAAACCGTTGCGAATGTTATCTTGGTTAACGTGTGTATTTAGTACCCCCACCCACGGTTCTTTTTTACGATTAGCACGTTCTTTTGGACTCAGTTTAGCCAATTCTTCAGCTTCCTTGGCCTTTTCTGCAGCCTCTGCAGCCTTTTCGGCAATTTCTTTAGATGCTTCAGCAGCCTTTACAGCAGCCTCTGCTTCTGCTTTGATTTTATCAATACCTAGTAATTTTTCAATAAATTTGTTCATTAATTTTTACCCCATTGCACCTTAAGCCAAATTCTTTCCATTATATAATGTACCGCTGTTAGAATAATATGAATAAGAACAGCATCGCTTAACCCTGTCCAAATTGCAGTAATCAATAACGCAATAATTCTATAACTTACTGTCCGTACTACTGTTCTTGTTTTGGTCTCCATCAGGTTCCCCACTCGTTCTTGAAGAGAGGCACTTGTAGTCGATCACTGTACCGCCATCCTTTTCGCATTGCCATTTCTGCCACGTTACGATTGTTAAGGGTATACACGCTGTCAACTCCACCAACAGGCATAATATAAACAGGGCCCGTAAAACCTGCCTCGCGATATTCCTTAACAGCTCGTTCTGCATCTTTCAAATCCTCCTCAGAGGCTACTACAAATTTTAAGTATACATAACCCCAGTTTTGATAATCACAAACTATTTCTGGACGAATAGCATCTTCCCACTTTTCTCCAGAGCAAGGTAATTTAGCACTAACACTAAATGTAATTTCTTTGTTGTAATCTGGATGAGGCATTGTCCATTCTAACAAATAATCTTTAAAACTTTCTGACAGTTCTTGGGTGCCGTTTGTTTCAAAGGTAATTTCTTTTAGACCTGTCATCTTGGGATGACGCAACAAGTCTGGATAGGCACGTTGCCAACCTAGCAAAGGTTCACCACCTGTGATAACTAGGTGTTCGTCCTGCCATTCGTTGTGTGGAAGAATTTCCATAATGCGTTCAGCAATAGCATCGCTAGTTAGCATTGGACTTAGGTCTTTAAACTCTGGATGCCAACTAGCATAGCTATCACAACCTGTAGATACCAACGGCAATGCTTCGTATTTTTCGTAAGGAGATCTCTTGTGTTGAATAACAATATCATCTGCCTCTGTGCTTAGTTCACCTCTAGGCATACCAAACCCGGCACACTTGAAGTTGCAACCAAATATACGTAAGAAAACAGAAGGCACACCCATATAGCGGCCTTCACCTTGAATGCTGTAAAACAGCTCTGCGATTTTAATTTTACTCATTGTTTATTATACCTTTTTTTACAAAATTTGTCAAGTCTTCTTTGATCAAACTCCAAGTGCCATCTTCGTTATCGATCCAAATTAAATTATCGCCTTCTTTCCAACCTGCTTCTTTTAATAGGTCTGGAGGAAATGGTAATATACAATCTCCTGTTTCAGGATCTTCTTCAACATTAAGGGTCCAACTTTTAGATTCTATTTTTTTCGTCATTTTCTTTCTTCCAATGCTCGTAGTGTAATTTTCTACACTCTTCTTTAACTTTATTGGGAATATCCGGATGCCATTCTGCCATTCCGCAATCGTATATTCTTGTTTGAGGTTGCTTAGAACCTACTAAAATTAAAATAAAAAATATAGCAAAAATTGAAACTACAACAAGAATGTTTTTCATATGTATTCACTTACTAGTATCTTGCACATAAGTCCATCGTGTTCATTATGAAAATGAAATTTCATACATTCTGTACTAACTTCAGTTCTATATCTATCTCCTGGCAATCCAAATTTTTCTACAATAGTTGCAGTTACATTATTCCAAAATGGCATATTATTTGTTTTTTCGTTCCACGGAACATTAATGGTTACCATTTACGATAGTTTCCTTTTTCTGGAATAACGTGACGAACACCTCCTGTGGGGTCTTCCATATCACCTTTACGTCTTGGAATAAGATGAACGTGTGGCCAAGGAACTGTTTGTCCAGCAGCTGGGCCGTAATTCATACCTATGTTAAATCCGTCCCATTCGCCTTGTTGTACTCTCTTAATACCGTCTCTAACTGCATCTTCAAAACAATCCATTAGAACAGCAACGGTATTATATTTAGGTACAAATAAAAGATGACCCTCTGTTACCGGATAGATATCACGAAATACTTTTACGTGATAATCTTCTTCTATAAGTTCTGTCCACGGCGCTTTAGAATCTTCGATAAAACTAGGCTCGGCGGGAAATATTTTGTTTATATCGGTCATTTTTCTATAAGTTCCTTTATTATATTATATACAATTTTATTACCGTTGTCAGTATAATGATTTGTGTAACCTCTTTCTTTGCTCCAAAGAGTTGAAAAATCTGTATGATATTTTTCTATGGCTAATTCGGCAGCAATCTCTAAATGCGAAATACTAATATATTTTGTTTTTATTAAATTGTTTATTTTGTCTCGAATTAAATTATAGATATCAATTTGATATTCGTCGTCGTAGTGATATCTAAAAAATAGTTTAGCTGACAATAGATTAAAGTTAAAAGGATTAAAATGATTTTCGATATCGTGATATATTAAGTCACAATTTTTTCTAAATCCTGATTTTTGTATAGGATGATTTTTTGTATGAACCCTGCTAGGACTTGTATGACTGACTATCACAACATCAAATGATGTCGTGTTTACACTTTCTATTTGTTTTAGAATTTTGTATTCGCTTATTCCAGGTTCTGATAAATTAGTAACATCGTAATCTTTAGCCAACAGATTAACCCAGCCTGTGTTTGAATCAGGCCAAACTGCTGAAAAACTATCTCCAGCAATTAATATTTTTTTAAACTGGTTAACCATGGAATATAATGTTTGGCAACTAATTCGTGATAGCTAGTATTGTAGTGTTCTTTATCTTCAATAAGAAAATTTTCGTGATTAAACCCTAATTGCTTTGTAAATGATTGAACTGTTTTAGAAGCAATTCTAGTATTTTTAAGTTTTCCGTAATAGTCAAACTGCGTTGGAAATTTTAATCTATCTGTAAAATTAAACAGATGTAAAGGCACTCCGTGGTCTGCGCAGATATTATCCCAGGTGTAAACACAATTTAAAAATTCTCTTTTTTCTACATAGGTATTAAGTTCGAAAAACAATTTAACCTGCATATATGTATGTTTTCGAAGATCCGGAACAATTAATCCATCAGTAGCACTAAATTCAACACCCGGATAATTTCCGTAATCGTCGTAAGTTGACTTGTTTAATAGCTGCATTGATTTTTCTCTAACAATTGCATCCATATATCTATGAATATTTTCATCGTCTGAATCGCACTTGAAAGTGAAATAATCAGATGGAATACAATCTTCTTTAGAAATATCGTCGTATGCTATAATGAATCTATTAAATGATGCTAGACAAATAAAGACCTCATCAATGTCATCGTACAAATTAAACATCGATATAAGCCAATCGGTATATAATCTGTTTGATGCACCAGACATAGCATAAACAATGACTGGCTTATTGTTTAATTTACTGTAAATTTCTGCATAGTTGTTATCGTTCCATTGACTAAAACTGCCTACGCCTTTACTGTTCAAAACTGAAGTGTAGCCCATTGTGTGACTATCTCCAATGAATAAAGTTCTACCCATCAATATCCCTTATTTTCTTTTGGTAGAGAATCTTCGCGAATAACAAATTCTCTCCCACCTAGGCTACCAACAAACGCTCTAGTATTCTCTTTATATACCATTTTAATTTTTAAAGTTTGAAAAGCAACTTCTAAAAATGCTTTAGGTTTGTAACCTAAAACGTGCATATCAAAATCTTTACCTGCATCTGTGCAATGTACCTTAACCTGTGCGTCGATCATTTTGCCCACCAATCTTCGTAAGGAAATTCTATCCAAACATCGTTTTCTGCCTTATTGACCTCAAATCCAACATAGTCCATTTTAACATTACACCCGCTGGCAAGATTATCTACAATTACAGCAAAGCGTACACTATTGTTCCAAATCATATCCCAACGCTCATCGTGAGGAAAGCAACTGCTACGCCAATCGTCCATAATCCAATTAAGTGTAGCACCGCTATCGTTAATATCGTCTACAATAAGAATCTGTTTACCTGCAAATGCATCATCAGCCATCCATAGATTGCTTTCACTTGCTGTATGATCACGTAGGCTTACATTGAGTGAGTGCATTGGCACATCTAACCAATGACTAATCATAACAGCAGGGAGCAAACCTCCCCGTGTAAGTCCTACAATGTAATCAGGTCGCCAAGTACCAAAGCTACGGCAAATTTTACTAACGTTTACTGTAAATTCATTAAAATTAATTATGTGCTTGTTCATATCGTGTTTTTAAATATTGTTCGTGTTGTACCCATTTACCGTTAACATCAAATCCCCATTCACGTTGTTTAGGGCCTGGCATAAAGATTGTCCAACATTCTACGCCCGGTTCTAATTCTACACGATGAAAACTTTTTGCCTTACAAATTCTAAAGTGTCCAGGTCTTCTCCAAAAGCGACCTTCTGGAGTAGTTTCCCAATAACCACCTTTTAGAATAAGTGTGGCATAAGGCCAGGGATGATCGTGAAGATCATCTGGATCACCTTTTAAAAACTTGTGTAGGAAAATGTTAAATGGAAAACGGTCTCTATCTTTTAGAAATAGATAGTAGCGTTCTAAATATGGTTCGTCAGCTTCACGATCCATAACAATACGTTTACGACCCATACGTTCTAAGAGATTAAGAAACCATTTCATACACGATCCTTTAACCAAGCATCAACTGTTGCTTCTGCTTCTTCTTGGGTAACTGCATACGCATAAATCCAATAGCAATCGTCTTTGCCCTTAATATCAAAAGGTACAGGACCATTAAACAGAATGCCATCTTCTAGCATACGTTTTACTTCAAACTTCTTTAAATTTTTAGCACGATTAATTAAATCGTTAGCCATATCTACGGAATTACTCATCGCGGTGCAAACTCCTGTTGTAGTTTAATGTTATCAAAGAATTCCTTCTTTGTACCTGGATCATCTTTAAACGCACCTTTCAATACTGTAGTCTGCGTTAAAGAACTATGTGCCATAATACCACGGTTTTCACAACAACCGTGAGTGGCTTGGATGTAAACACCGAGGTCGGATGCAGCAGTGGCACGTTCTATTTCTCTAGCAATATCGTTGGCTAGTTCTTCTTGTAAGGTACCGCGACGAGCGCACCACTGAGCAATACGAGTGTACTTAGACAAACCAATAAGTTTTTGTGCGGCGATGATGCCAATGTAAGCGACACCACTAACGGGCTGATGATGATGACTGCACATAGAGCGCAACTCACTACGTACCACCAACATACCTTCGTAGCGATCTTCTGAGTCATTTGGAAATGCTGTTGCGCTTGGTGATGGGTCATATCTACCTGCCATAATTTCGTTGAAGTACATCTTAGCCAGTCGACGTGCTGTACCTTTTGAGTTAGGATCTGTTTCTCGATCGATTAGCAAACGATCAAGAACTAGTTCAAATGCTTCAGTTGCTTCTTCAATTAAGATTTCTTTATCTTCTTCGCTGACATAATCACTGATATTGTCACCAGCCCAAAAACGTTTGCCTTCGCGTTTCATTTTAAAGCGAAGATGATCGCCTAAGTATGCTTCTTCATAGCCACCATCGCCTGCCATAGCGTCTAGTGCTGTTTCTTGTTTTTTTAATTTCAATTAAATTCTCCGAGTTAATGTCGTGGATGACATAATAAGTTATTTTAGCATCTCTAAGAGATTATCGCAACTAAAATAATTCTTAGTTAAACGATCTACCTGTTTATTTAGGCGAGGTAGATAGGATTCGTAATTTTCCATATAATGGACAATTCGATCTACTATTGCTCCTCTATGTGCCCTATAAGAATTAAAAGATTCTGTCCACTCTGAAGGATAAGAAAAATCTTTTAATGCCATTTCACTGTAACTGAGTCTGTCTGGAACCATAGGAATAGTTTTAGTAATAGCACCTTCGTACCAACTAATTCCAAGTGTTTCTTGTAGGTTAGCACTAAACACTAGTTTAGATTCGCCTAGCATATTATGATATTCGTTTTTTGTAAGTTGACGTTCTTGACAAACAATAAACTCATATTGAGGAAGTTGTTCTTTTAAGTCATAAAATATATCGACTTGTTTCTCTGGAGCAATACGATGCGGGAAAAGAATAATGTTTTTCTTTTCCATTTCGCTGTACATACTTAAGGTATCTACCATATATTCCATTGGCCAACCTGTACGCATAATTTTATGTTTGGCAAACTCTCTAACAATGTTGGAGTTTTCATAACCTAACAGATTTTTACAGAACATTTCGATATGAAATTCTGTAGCGAACCAATTATAATCGATTGCGTGATAGAATGCTTTTTCTGAGTGTCTAACCCAAGGAGTGTCACCAATAAGTCGACCTAAGAAATCTTGAGGATCATATGATCCGGCGTGCCACAATGCGTGAATTTTTACAGGAATCTGTAAAAGCTCACTCATATATTTTAAGTTTATGATGCCAGGGTGCCAAGCATCAGTAAAGATAAAGTGATCATTAGGAGCCACTGATCCATTGCAAAACAACCGACCCATTTGCTCAACTTGACTAGACTTATATATATTGGTGCCACCAAAATTAAGAAAAGCGCCAGGAGTGGTTGCACTAGGAATATCCGTAGGGCCAGATATAATTTGAACATCGTGTCCTCTCTTTTTAAGAAGTGCAGGAAGGTGGGTTTTCCACTCGCCTGTGTAACGAGTTTCTACTGCCTCAAGGTCGACTAGGAAAACCCGTGCCATATCAACGACCTCTGCGATCGTAGTTATT